CCGGCCCTCAATACGACTAATCGTATCCCCCTGTTCCGGTTAGATATGCGTAAGCTTATCTACTGGAACCCACTCCCATTTTACCCGTTGCGGGTACCCGAAGGAGGCGGGTCTCGTAGCAGCGCAGGTGAAGTAAGCATAAAGGCTTACGTCTCCTGGCAATTTGCTTGGTTGTCCGTCACAAAGACGGGGAACGCGAGCTTCCAAGCGTTGATAAGCCGTTGCATCACCACGAATGGTGACCGACTTATAACGCATCCTACCACCTTTAACCTCTAAGCGAACCTGGGAGGGTTCCTTAGAGACAGGCACGAAAGGACGGATAACCTCACGTAGTGTTTGAGCTGAGCTGTTAAAGCCCATGCTCTCTAAGCTCTGGACTTGGTCCATGAGCGACACTATCCCAAGCGCATTCGTGTATTCGGAGTATTTAAACCGGACCACACGAGCGTCCGATCCGTTCCACCAATAGGCTCCACAGGACTCCCTAATGGGAGTAGCACCTGTACAGCACTTTTCGACATTGGCGGAAAGTCCAGCCCAACCTAACATTCTACGAACCACGTTGTGAACTATCTCCGGGACTATGATATCGTCCCCAAAGACGTACAACGGGTACCTTCTAATGAGAGGACCTGGATTGTTGTTTAACACCCAGGCGACCTCAGAAGGAGACCGATAAACACCATACCGAAGGTCTTCACTTATCATTGTAGATAAAGTGAGAGCCCAAAATATTAGTGATTCCACGGGGAAACATAAAGCATTTCCCATCGTGGCCATCGCATAATATGGTTTGATGATATCGCCATCTGGTAGCATAATGCCATCAGAGCGGTAGCGTGTTAGGATTCCGAAAACCTCCTTTGGGAGTAGTAATTTGCATAAGCGAATGCTCAGCAGATCACTAGCGTCAGACAGGTCGATCGTACTCATACCTTTACGCCGGGCGGCGTAAAAATTATGAGACTGGTCGAACAAGTGGATGGCGCGTTTCGTAAGGTGGTGACTATTGATGACGTCATAAAGGACCTTCATAAGTCCTTGTTGAGCGAACATCATCTCTTTCGGTTCGATGCAGATTAGCCTCCTTTTGCGGAGGTCTTTCGGCACCTGAGCAAGCCTGGAAATCCAAGGCTTACCATCACCTGTGTTAAGGGTGACTGTAGAAAGAGGGCCGAATGCGTCGCGAACCAGATCACTCTGGATTCGTTCACATACGGTCAGTCTCCACTTCTGGCTTCCCTTCGATCCGTCTTCCACTGCTCCGGAGCCATGACGGCCCCAGGGCATCTCTCGCCATTGAGCGAGAAACGGATGAAAACGACCTTCCTCATCGTAGAACAGTCGTCGTAATAGCGACCGCGCGATGGGGATGACTATCGACCTGAATTCGTCCGCTTCCGGATTTGACCAACCGGTCTCAAACGGAAGTTGACGACGCTTCATCCTCATGACAAAATCAATGATTTGGTCTTCAGGACTTGCGTCAGGTTCGATATCTGTCACCTTCGAAAAGGCGAGCAGAATCTGCCTAAGACAAACAAAGGCAGCATCGTCGTTAATCCTCTCCTCCTGAGGGAGGAGGTTTCCGCCGTCGTCAAAAAGACAGCGGAACAGGCTATAACAAAACCTGGGAAGAC